ATTAATCTCTGTAAAGTCGCCCAGTTATTCCGATACTTTGAACATAGGCTGAATTATTCTCAATGTTTAATGTTTGCATTTTAACATCTGTATAAGGTGGAATAATTAAACTGTAACTACTGGGAACGGTCATGTCCTCATGCTCTGAGTCGCTTTTTACATAAGCGATCACGTTTCCCCCCAAAGCAATAGATAAACCAGCAACCCCTCCGCTAGCAATATTAGAATCAAAAGCGGTAGGGCCTGTTAATTCAACCTCTCCCACAAATAGATAATTACCTGTCGTAAATTCAAATACGGTGAGTGCTGAATTGGTCATCTCACTTTGATTATAAGCATAAGCAAAGTCGCCCACGATCTCCAGGGCTTCGGCTTTTCCGGTAAAGCTGTTGCTCTGTCCTATCGGCCCTCCACCGCCACCACCGCCATCTAAAGCCATGATGATCCTACGGGGCGTAAGTGATTGATACTGCTACGTCTACTGTTTCCGCTGTTGTGCAACTTACCGAGAAGTCTATCTGGTTACCTGGTATGATATCAAAGATACCTGCAGAGTTCTCAACAACAACAGGCATTCCGTTGTTTCCGTCAAGTGGTCCTGCTGCCTGGTTAGACCATGCTGGTCCTCCAAATATCTGCTGTACTGAAACTCCATCTCCTGCAAACTTGAAAACACTGCAGCCATCTGTGGCGCTAGTGTGATCAGGTGAACATGACATGCTGATCCTTACAACTTTATTCATTCCTTCTGGATTGGTTGTGCTTTGCGAACTTCCGAGAAGCTGACTGATACTGGTAAATGTTCCAGCTGTCAATGCAGATCCTGCGAGAGTGTAGGTTCTTGTTTGTAGTCCTGCCATTGTTTTATCTCCTAATTAAATTTTAAAATATAAACGTGTCCCACCTAGTTTTACACTGGGGAACCATTTCCTTGCGACTCCACCTGCAGTAGCTAATACTATTGCTGAGGTAAGAACCGATTTACCCGACGGGGAAGTGGCTAAAGCGACTGCATTTTCCGATAGATCATTGAACGCATCTCCTAGTTTCCCTCCAAGTACATCATCAATAACTCCTTTTCCAAATCCTTTTGATGTTCCCTGGTTCAAGTATTGTGCTACGCTTAGACCTGCAGCCATTCCAGTTATGGACGGGTGAGGCATTGCTGGTTTTCTGTATCTTGCCATATTCTTTCTCCTTGGATTGTTGCGCTTAGGGGAAGATCTGGTCGTGCGTTTGCGTGACCCCGTAGACCGACGAGTTAACGAGGTACGGTAAGATTTCTCAGAGATTAACTTCCCATCTCTGAAGAACATCTTGCGACCACTAGCACCTTTTCGAGTGTAGAGACCTTTCCCCTTAGGCATATCAATTAATGTTTAATCCATTATATAACCTTTTTCCACTAGCGAAAGTTAACTTTTTATAATAGTGCATAATTTAACCTAACATGGCCGACAACCTAAATGATAAGAAATATAGCCTGGGCACACCATCTTTGATGCGTGGCCTTGAGAAAGGACAGGAGTGCGAAGTAAAATTCCTCACTGATCCTAAGCCTGTGGAAACAGAGCACGGAAGTAAGTTTGACATTCAAGTCCAATTACTTTCCCATCCTCATGAATCCTATTCTTCTCTTAAGAAAGAAGGACTTAAGTTAGTCTGGAGAACTAACTGTCATGTGATAAGAGTCACTGTTATGGATCTCTTTGCAGAAGTTTTGGTTCAAAAGACTGGAAGCTTTGTTGAGGATTGGTACGCAAACACCTGGACAATCTCGTGTAAAGAAGATGGCAATATCTGGATTGAATCATGAACTGTGAACTTTGCGACACGGATATGACAGAGTTAGCATATTGGACTAATGACGAAATAACTATCTGTGAAGAATGTTTTGACCTTACAAGGGATGCTGGTGGCATAAAGAAGGAGGACATAGATGAAGCGTCGCTGTAATATCTGTCTGCAGAACAAACAACATACTGATCATACTAGGTTCAATCATGAAGTAACGATCTGTATCACATGCCAGGCAATCATTAAACGTATCAGTAATGATGATTCCCTGGACAACACTGCAACAAACAAAACCTTTTAGACGCGTACTAGGAGAAAGGGGCTAAAACTATGCTATTCTATCAAAATCCATTAAAGAAAGGTTAAGGATTAAAGGATGAGGTGGGGTAGCATAGGGTATAAAAAGCGAGTTTGGGGCGTAGAAAGGCACTCCAGGGGCGTTATTTGGCGTTTCAAGGGCTAGTCAAACCCGAACTTACCGTGTACCAGTTTCGTAACTTTCTCTTTACCCTGGTTATCTGCAGCTTTTTGAATAACTGGGATCAGCTTACTGGCAGCAGCTTGGACATACCAGGGCTGATCTTTTAATTCTTCGGTCATACTATGCAACAAAGACAACTGAGAGCCTTCCTCCGTACCGCTCAATTTCTGGGCAGCATTCCCCATAGCACCGTTCCAAAAATCTATCGCTGCCTTTCTGCCTTGAGGGATCATGAACTCCTCGAAGTCGACCAGGGCTTGCTCACGGATTTGGTTAGTGATCACTCCCAGGCTAGCTAACAAAGTTTCGTTTGATTCTTCAGATAACAACCAGGACTCAATTTTTCTTTGCGTTCTTAGCGGAATCCAGTAAGTATAAATCAGTAAGTAAAGCCCAAAGCTCAATACCCAAACAAGTGCGAAGAGTTCGTCTGTCATTCTTTACCAAAGAGTACATCCAGTATAAAATTTCCTACAGGTTCCCCACCAACAAGTGCTCTAAGAATATCTTCACCTACACTCTCTTGAGGTATTTTTGGAATTAGATCGATTACATCTTCCGCTGAAAGATTACCTAACTTTCCTCCTGCTACTATGACAGCTGTTAAAATCTTCTGCACATCCTCCGCTGAAGCGTACATCGATCCTAAAACAATACCAGGAGGGAGATTCAGATCAACAGTAGGTATTATTTCAGCTACAGAAATCATATTAGCTAACCAATCAACTCTTTTATCAAATTTAGTTAGAATAACCCATACTAAAGATAATATAATCGGGGCAACTATTGGTGCAATCGCCCTGGCTATTGCTTCCCAGGGTACATCATCGTCTCGTTTCTTAAACCGATTCCACAGCTGTATAACCAGGGGAATTGCTGCTATAGGCCAAAAAGGTTTTACTTGATCCAGTAAATTTTTAAACTCTTCAACTGTGTCTACTTCGGGCTCTGGTGGACCAATTACCATTAACCAATTAGCCTTATTCCTTCTAGAATAGCTACTGCAGCCAGGAGAAAACGCATCAGTAATTGTTCCAGGTTATAGTCTTCGTACATTAATCTCTGTAAAGTCGCCCAGTTATTCCGATACTTTGAACATAGGCTGAATTATTCTCAATGTTTAATGTTTGCATTTTAACATCTGTATAAGGTGGAATAATTAAACTGTAACTACTGGGAACGGTCATGTCCTCATGCT